TAGGATAAAACAAATAGTTAATACATTATATGGTTATCCATTAATGAAATCAAAATATTTTATACTACATAAAACTAAAAAACAGTCCGTTTAATCTATTTATAGTTAAAACAACTAAATGAAAGTCATTGTTAAAGAAAGTCAATTATTAAGATTATTTGAAGCTAATACAGTTGTAGATAATCTTAATAATATGATTGACCCTAAAAATTTTATATATGAATTTGGGTATAAGGATTCTTTTATTGTGGCTGAAAGTGTTATGTTAGAAGGTAGTGTTGAAGAGGAGGACATAGGTGTTAAGGTTAATATTGGTAAAGTAATGTATCAAGGACAAGACGTTACTGAGTTTGCAAATAACTATGTTTTTTTCTCAGGTGACGGTGACGACTCTGCTTTAACACACGAATATAAGATTTTCGTAAGTGATAAAATAAATCAATTATTAAGGGTAACTCCAATTAGAATAAGTGAATGGGACGTTTTTATCTCGGTGGAATACTAAACGTAACATATTTATAAAATAAAAGATATGAAAATATTAGGACCAAATGATACGGGTAAAGGGATTTTAATTGAGTGGGATGCCGGTTTTATAAACCCAAACGATAAACGTAACGCCGATATTATAAAAGAATCATATGGTCAATTAGACCATTCTAAACCTTTTGAGTTTTACGCAGTATTACAAAAATACGACACACCCAATAGAAACGGTAGAATATATCCTGAATCAATATTAAGGAGAGAAGGTGAAAAATATCAAGAAGCGATAAAGAAAGGATTATCGATATCAGAACTTAATCACCCTGAATCATCACTTATCGATTTAGACCGTGTATCACACTTAATAACTGATATGTGGTGGGAAGGTAATGTATTAATGGGTAAAATTAAATTATTAACATCACCAGGTTTTCATAAAACAGGTGTCGTATCATGTCCAGGAGACCAAGCGGCTAACCTTATGAGACAAGGAGTTACTATGGGAGTATCTTCTCGTGGTGTAGGTTCATTAGTTAAAAAAGGTGATAGGAATGAAGTACAGGAAGATTTTGAATTAATTTGTTTTGATTTAGTATCCTCACCATCAACACCTGGAGCTTACTTATTTCTTAATCAAGATGATAGAATGAAGTACGATGAGAATATTGAAGAAGAAACAAAACAAAGAAGTTCAAGTGGTGAACCTGAAAAAGGTTTAGATAAATCGCTTGACTTAATGAGAAAATTAACCGATTATTTAGGTTATTAATTAATAACTAAAAAAAAGTAAAATGGAAGAAAAGTATTTTGTTGCAAAAATTCAGTATGATTTACCAGACGAACACTCAGGTAAAATCAAAAAAATCAGAGAAGAAAAATTAGTAAAAGGTTTTAACGTTACAGATGTTGAAGCAAAAGTTACTAAAGCATTTGAAGGTTTTACTCATGATTGGAGAATATCCGCATGTGTTGAAAGTAAAATTGATGAAGTAATCGAGTAATATCGATACACATACTATAATTTATAAATCGGGCTAATACCCGATTTTTTTTTGCCTATTGTTTTAAAAAACGATTTTTTTTTAATTTCTGTATATTTATTATAAAGTTATAAATAAACATTTTGCAAAAAAAAACTATAATGAAACAAAAAAAACAAAACTTAGTTGAAGAAGCGCTATTACAAATGGAAAATTTGAAAGAAGCCGTTACGGAGAATGCAAAAGGAATACTTGCTTCTACTATGAAGGAAGAAATCAGTGAATTAGTAAAAGAATCTCTAAATGAAGATGAGATTGAAGACGAAGTGTCTGTTGAAGCAATGGAAAGTCAAGAAATTGAAAAAGGTGTAAAACACGAAACAAAAGAACAAGACGAACTTGACATTGAAGACGACATGGAACTAGATGATGAAATGGAAATTGAAGACGAATCCGATGAGGATGAAGATGATATTGAAATTGATTCTGATGAAATGCTTATGATGGATTTACCAGGTGATGAGTTAGAAGTGGATGATGAAGAAGAAATTCTTTTACCACTCGACCTTACAGGTGCATCTGACGAAGAAATCCTTAAGGTCTTCAAGGCTATGGGTGAAGAAGACGGAATCGTTGTAACACAAGACGGTGACGAAATCACACTTAAAGACGAAGAGGCTGATGTTGAATATCAAATTCAAATGGAGGAATTCGGAGGTAAGAAAGGAGACGACTCTAAATCTCATAAAGACTACGAAGAATCTAACGAAGAATTCGGAGGTAAGAAAGGTGATGACTCAAAATCCCACAAGGACTATGAGGAGTCTAACGAAGAATACGGAGGTAAGAAAGGCGACGATTCAAAATCTCACAAGGATTATGAAGAATCAAATGAAGGATACGGAGGTAAGAAGGGTGACGATTCAAAATCACACAAAGATTACGAAGAATCAAATGAAGGATACGGAGGTAAGAAGGGTGACGATTCAAAATCTCACAAAGATTACGAAGAATCTAACGAAGGAGACGAAGTAGTTTATGAAATTGAAATCGGAGAAGATGACGGAAACTATTATGGTGACTCGGCTGAGGACGACTACTCACAAATTGAGAAGTTGAAAAAAGACGCACACTATGATTCTGAAGAACATCACAAAGAGGAAAATTACGAAGAGTATGGTGGTAAAAAAGGAGACGATTCAAAATCTCACAAGGATTATGAAGAAGCTAAAGAAGGTAGAAGTCACGCAAGAGGACAAAAACGTTCATCTGACAAATCGAAAGGTTTATCAAGACCATCAATTATACCTAACAAAGCAAGGTATAACGAATCTGCACTTGAGAAAGAAGTAAAACAATTAAGGGAGAAGAATGAAGAGTACCGTAAGGCACTTAACATCTTTAAAGAAAAACTTAATGAAGTTGCTGTTTTCAACTCAAATCTAGCATATGCAACTCGACTGTTTACTGAGCATTCGACAACAAAACAAGAAAAAATAAACATTTTAAGACGATTCGATTCTGCTGAAACAATCAAAGAATCAAAAAGTCTTTATAAGAACGTAAAGGAAGACTTAGACTCGAAAGGAAGTTCTTCAGTTGTGGCTGAATCAGTTACATCTAAAGTACAGAAATCACCATCTAGAGGTTCTGCTACGAATCTTATAGAAAGTAAAACTTACGAAAATCCTCAGTTCATGAGAATGAAGGATTTAATGAGAAAGCTTTAAAACTAAAACAATTAAAAAACAAAAAACAATGGGAGCATTATTAGAATCGGGTCTTGTTGGTAATATTGGGTTAAAACACCTTAAAGTTATCAAAGAAGACACAATCAACAAATGGGACAAATTAGGATTCTTAGAGGGTCTTAAAGGTCACGTAAAAGAGAACATGGCACAATTATATGAAAACCAAGCGTCTCACTTAATAAACGAAGCATCTGCTTCAGATAACTCAGGTTCATTTGAAACAGTAGTCTTCCCTATCATTAGAAGAGTATTTTCTAAATTATTAGCTAATGATATAGTATCAGTACAAGCGATGAACTTACCAATCGGTAAATTATTCTACTTTGTACCTAAAATCCAAAACCGTATTGAAGGTAATGGAACAATGAATCATCACAAACCATTTGGAGCACCTGGTGCTACAGGAGGTACTGAGTCAGGTTATGGTTCAGGTAAAAATCTTTATGACAGATTTTATGAAGGTGAAACACCAAATTCAAATCCAGAAGGATTATTTGACTACTCTAAAGGAGCTTATTCAGGTGTTGTTACAACTGTAACTCCAGTTAAATGGGACGGTTCTACACTAGTAGACGCTGCTGCATCTGACTACACAGGTAACCAAAGAACAATCTTGGTTAAATTATGTGGATTTAGTAATGCTGGAGCAGGTAAACTAATCGGACCTTCAGGTAACGATATGGATACTGAAAGTTTCTTAGCATCTTTAGAAGTTAAAGGTTCAGGTGGTACTTTTTATAACTTTAACGTTGTAACACAGAAGTACGGTAAAGGTATCGTAGGATACGGTAGCGAAGCATCAACTAACTTCCCTCCAGGAACTTACACAGGTAACGGTGGAAAGTATGATGACATTTGTGACGTTGATGGTTGTATCTATTTATCAATTGATACTTCAACACCAGCACTTGGATGTCCTACATGTACAGTAGACGGTTATACAGGAACTACATTTACTGTAGCAAGTTTACCATCTTTCAGTGGAGCATATAGAGTATACGCTAACTTAGAATTTGAAGACCAAATGGGTGAAGTTTCTTTCGACCTTGATGCAGTTACTGTATCAGTTACAGAAAGAAAACTAAGAGCACAATGGTCTCCAGAATTAGCACAAGATGTTTCTGCATTCCACAACATTGATGCTGAAGCTGAATTAACAGCTTTATTATCAGAACAAGTGGCTGCTGAAATTGACCGTGAAATCTTAAGAGACTTAAGAAAAGGTGCGGCTTGGACATTACGTTGGGATTACAACGGATGGAAGAGAGTGTCTAATGGTTCAGTTAACTATAACCAAAAAGACTGGAATCAGACATTGATTACTGCGATTAACCAAATCTCAGCTCAAATTCACAAATCTACATTAAGAGGTGGAGCTAACTGGATTGTTGTTTCTTCGGAAATTTCAGCTATCTTTGATGACTTGGAATACTTCCACGTATCAAATGCGGCTCCAGACCAAGACCAATACAACATGGGTATTGAGAGAGTAGGAACGTTATCAGGTAGATATCAAGTTTACCGTGACCCTTACTTCCCACCAAACACAGTGTTATTGGGACATAAAGGTTCTTCATTATTGGATACAGGGTACGTTTACGCACCGTATGTACCATTACAGTTGACACCTACAATGTATAACCCGTTCAACTTTACTCCGATAAAGGGTATTATGACGA